CCTTTTGCTTTCGCAGAAGCTCTCTTGATCGTCATTCGCGGAATGCTCCTATATCCAATCGGCTAAAATGCCCTACAGGCCACCTCTCCTCAACTGTAGGCCGCTTTTAGTAGCGTCTAGGTGATATTACACATTGATCGAAAAAAGTGGCCTACAGGCGATTTTTACCAAGTGCGCGGCTTTCTCTGCTGAGTGAACTCATTTTCTAGCATGCTCCAAGTTTCAAGCACGGCATTGCTGAGCTCCTCTTCCAGATTCTCGCTTTCCACTGCGGCGATTGCTTGCTCGATGGCTCGGCCCAGGTTCCTCTCCCCTAGCTTGTAGGTCGTGGCTCCCTCGACTGTCTTCAGAAACGCTAGATTGCCTCGTATGTCGTCGATACCATAGTCATAGAGAATGTACACATCCGCCTCGCGGTAAGGTTTCCACACAGAGGATTTATAGATGTCTATCGTCGTCTTCACTCCCTCTACACGCTCATGTGCTTTACCTCGAAACTTCCGCTTGCGCTTGAGTTTCGTGGCACTTCTACACCGCAAGCGTAGACTGGAGTAGAACCCGATCGCCTCTCCACCAGGGGCCTTCCACCGCTCTCCGTATGGCCCAGCGTCCACATTCTGACGGATTTGGTTAGAACAAACCATTAGGACGTTATGATGTCCAACCAGACGGCAGGTTTTCCGGAGTTGCTCAGAGAACTCTTTGGCTCGACGCATTCCCATCTTATCCGCATCGCTCATCTCCATCTCGGTGGATAGGGCGGTGAGAGAATCGGCGAAGATTCCAATGAGAGCGTCCTCGCCATGCTCACTCCACACTCTCTCTATCCAGTCTCTTACTGATTCGAACACCTGGGTGACAGTGTCCGGTATAGTATATTCGACGGAAGAAACATCTAGCCCGAACATACGGGCAAACTGGACATTCAGCCGCGCCTCGGGATCATGGAACATCACGTGCCCTCCCATCCGCTGGACAATACCAGCGATCTGGGACAGGAACACAGTTTTGCCAGTTCCTGAAGGACCGAATATCTCTACGAGAATGCCAGTGGGGATTCCGCCAGTGCGGAATCGCCCACCAGATATTGCTAAATCAAGCAGCGTAGACCCTGTAGACACAACTGTGGATGTGCCGTCATACTCGATCTCTTGCTGCTTCCTAGCACGACTGTGTTTCTGCTCTAATTGCTCGCTCAGTTTTGGGGTTCCTTTCGTCCTTTCCATAGTAAGGCCCTATTGGTGGATGGTGGATTACAGATTTTCAAGAGCGTCTACACACTGTTCCCACATCTCGCACTCGTCGCAATCATCGTACTCGTCACAGTCCTCCCCGAACGTGTGGCCGTGGGGGCACCTTGTCTCAGACTTCTTCGAGCGACGTCGACGCTTCTTTGGAGATGCTTTCTTCTCCTCTGGTTCCTCTTCCTCTTCTGGCTCCTCTTCTGGCTCCTCTTCTATCTCCTCCTGGAGCTTCTTTCCCCAGCGGTCTATTTCCTTAGAGGCTTTCTGCCGCTTCTCCGAAGGGGTTTGAGACTTTGCTGAATTTCCCTCTTCTTCCTCCAGCTCCTCCTCCAGCTCCTCCTCCAGCTCCTCCTCCAGCTCCTCATGTGGCGGTTGAGCATCGGAGGTGTAGTCTTCTACTTCGTCTCGATCAATCCCTCCGAAGAACAACGCTTCAACCTCTTCTTTTGACGGGATTATTAGGATTTCGTCAAGCGAGGGAACCTCGTCCAGAATGCTCTCAGGGTAGGGAGCATCACGCTCCACGAAATCGATCCTAGACGTTTCTGCGAATCTGTTTGTACCAAACTGGCCTTCGGCGAATCGAATCCGTAGGGTATAACCCTCCTCTAGGTCCGGGAAGGTTTCATACTGCTCGTTCTCCTGAATCTCTTCGTTCAGCTTGTCCTGGAAGAGAAATTGGCTGATATCCCAGATGTGGATGGTTTCGTCATAGTCTTTACTGCCTTTCGGAATGACCACATACAAGTTCCGCATAGAACTCTTCAGTGCTCGCACCGTATCGTCATTCCAATCAGCTCCCTCCCGTAGTAGCTGCATCCTATGCTCGCATATAGGGCAGCTCCTATGGGCTGTCACCGGGCAGACCACTGTTTCGTTATTAGGACCCACATTGCGGTGAATCCAATAAGGTCTCTTATACCACAACGATCCCACTACAGCAATCTCATACTCGTCATCTCTATCAGGGTGATGCGGATCTGCTACCACATACGGCAGAATGTCTAGTGATACTCGTGTCTTCGGTTCTTCCCTAAACATGCTGACGCCCTTCGGCAGATTCAGGTGTGCATACTGCACACCTCGCGACTGCTTCGCAGCATTACGGAGCACTCTGCCTCTAAATCGCCTTTCACGTCGTCGCTTCCTAGCCATTACTACCTCCTAGTCGATTGCTATTCTTCTGTCGCTTGTTCCCGTTTCCGAATAAGCGACGCAGAGCCCAAGTTTTTCCATATGTGACACAGGCGGAGAGAACGGATACATAGAGCGGCAACAAACAACTGACCACGACAATGCCTATCACTACTAGTAACAGAATATCCTGTCTCTCCAATATCACCATTTGCTTACGATCTCCTCTGCCGAATCTTGACCTTGGCATTGCTGTTCTTCTGCACGGCCTGCTTTGCCCATTCACCTGACAGATCACGCGGAGCCTGTGGTCCTGCGAAGTAACTTGCTATCAGCAAACGCACGAGGTTCTCGAGTGCTGTTTTACGCTGATCTATAGCTCTCACCACCGCCGTTGCTACGTCATACTCATAGCGAGCTGATATATACTCTTTGGACAATTCTTGGTATTCTCGTTGCAACAGAATCGTACTTTGCACCGCGGACTCAGTCAGTTTCTGGATTCCGTAGGTCTGGGGATTTGCCCTGATGTCTCGCTCGATCCTAGCTTTGCCAACATCGAGCCTCTCCTTTGTCTCCTCCATCTCTAGCTTGGCGTTTGCGACGTGGGTGGCGTATCGACGCATTAGATCGGGCTGTCGTAGCCACTCCACGTCCAGAGCATCCGGATCAATCGACGTGTCTTGCTCATAGTTCAGTTCTTCACTACTAATCTCTGACATTCTTACCTCCTTTCCGTTTTCGCTTGCCGAATATGTCTCGCCCTGGAGCATAGAGACGATATTCGGGTTTCTGCCCTGGATCTGCTTTTGCAGGCAGCATCCTCCAGAGGCGCTTTGCAGCCATCCGCTCCAGTCGCCTCAGAGAAGCATCAGAGACACAATAGTAAGTTCGATAATGCCTGCCCTCTTCAATCACATCCTCTCTCCACTGCCTCCATGGGAAGAATCCTAGTTCTACCTCATTCCTGTACCCTTTAGGAGAAGGCTCGTATATTAGGATATAGTGAATTTCTCTCTTACCTTCTTGGGTGCTTTCCTGATCGTCGCACTGGAACTGCTGTGCCTCGTCTCTGTCCAGTAATTGTCTAAGCCAAAACGCCGCTCCTTTCCAATCCATGCTACATCTCTCCTCGCCTTATTGTACTGATGGGCAGCATGTTCACCTAAGCGTTGTGGCCATCATCTCGCTATTCTCCGAACATAATGCTATAGCAGGCGTAAACCAGCCCCGCTCTGCCCGACTGATAGAACGGCTCCAGAAACTCCTCGATGACCATCGCCGCTCGATCATTCCGCTGTCCACTGAGCAACACAGATTGGCAGTAGCCCAGGACTGCTCTACGTACGCTTTCCGGATCCTCATCGGCCAGTCCCTTGAGGATGTTGGATATCTTCTTCCAGGGCGATCCATTCAGCAATGCTCTGCACAACTCGATCGTCTCGGATTGTAGCTCCGCGGAGCGACGGGCCACTTCCAGCCGTTGCTCAGGCTCTGCAGCAACCACCTGTGCCAAAATCTGCAGAGCGTTGCGCGGGCGCCCTAGGGAATCTCTAGCGATTTGGTTGTACAGCGCTTTATCCAGCGATTCTCCTTCCGCTTTGACCACTCGACGTAGCAGCACCCTCATCTCGTTCTCATTCAGCGGAGTGACCTGAAACTGTGCACATCTGCCTAAGATGGTCGGCAGCAGCTTCTGTGGATCTGTGGTGCAGAGAATGAAGTACACGTGGGATGGCGTATCCTCCAATACTTTTAGCAGAGCACTTTGGGCGTCGTTTGTCGCCCGATGCACCTCGTCGAGAATCCAGACACGACAAGCGCCTTCTAATGGCTGATATCTACACTGAGATCTGATGCTTCGGATAGTATCGATGCCGCGGAAATCAGCGCTGTCTATCTCTACCACATCCCCGCCCTTGGCACCCAGTCTACACGCAACGATTCTCGCCAGCGTAGTTTTTCCACACCCCGTGGGGCCGTGGAATAGAATGCTATGCGGAAACGGCTGTCCTCCTTCGCCACTCAGCAATCTGTCCAGAACGGATATAACTTGTTTGTTCCCTACCATATCCTCCAAAGAAGTAGGGCGGTACTTTAGATACAGCACGCCGTCGTTGTTCTCTATAGCCATGGCCTGTCCACTCCGTAGATATCTAGATCGATCTCGAGCGGCACGATGATCCAGTTCCAGATTTTCGGAAGATACTCGGATACGATATAGTGGGCTGTTTCTGAAAGCTGATCCAGCTCCTCAGGCACAGCGTCAATAACCACAGAATCGTGAATTTGTCCTACTAATCGAGAACGTAGTTTGTGATCCTGTATATACTTATCTAGCTGAATGAACGTTAGAAGCAGGCAGTGGAATGCGGAGCCTTGTATGGGATAGCTGACGATTTCATTCCGTGCCATGACTCCAGAGCAGACGAATCCGGTAAGCATTCTTAGCCAGCCTCTTCGTCTGTAGCTGTCCACCCATCGCCGCCGCCATTCGTTGTACACTCTAAAACGTCGATTCCAGAAATCGTCTTCAATTCCTCTCAGGTGTTCTGTGAAATCATGGAACGATCTAATGCCGTGTCTGCGTAGATGATCTGAGATGAATGTGCCATCAGGCAGTTGTATGCCGATCCTTTCTCTCCACCTGGTGTGCGGTAGCTTTACCCAGTTGGCAAGCAGTACAGCGTTATTCTTGTAGTAGTCACCGTAGAACTGAGGGAAAACAAATCCGTTTTTCGCTGCACTACGAAGTGTATTGTGCGCTGGCTTGCTTCTGTCCAGCTCGTCTAGGAGGAATATCTGACGTGCCGTGTCCCCATGCCATGCGGAGATGCGAACCTCGATCGAAGCAAAATCCAACTCCACTAACTGCCTACCCGGGCTCGGTATAATCGCCCTGCGGCAGATTTTCATCGCCTCCTTATCTCGCTTTGGGATGTTCTGGAAGTTCGGCCCTGTGCTGCTCGAGCGGTATGTCCTGACGGTGTGCAGTTCGAATGACGGATGAATCATGCCGTCGTGCTGCTCTCGTAGGAATGCGTCGATATACGTATCTCGTAACTTTCCTAGTCTGCGAAGCCGTAGTAGCAGACGGAGTTCGCTGACCTCTGGATAATTCTCCAGCAACTGGGTCAGCGCAGCTTCGTTAGTAGACCCTGCGCCTGACTCCGTCACCCTTACTGGAGGCAGCTTCATCACGTCGTAGAGAATGTGAGCAAGCTGATGATTACTATGGATGTTCGTGCGTTTACCATAGATGTGCCGCCATCGTCTGTAGAAGCGCGATTCCTGGAATTTACTCTCTAGGTACCCCATCCTCCTGGTCAATCGCCTCTTCATCTGGGAACAGTAATCCACGTCAATCATGATGCCATGCAGTTCCGCTCTAGCCAAGGCGAGAATGCCTTCGTGGATTAGCTGATAGGCATCTGCAGTTGTCGCCTGCACCCGTGGGCTACTCATCGCATCTTAGCTCCTGTAGGTCTAGCTCCTGCATCTGCAGCTGTGCCAGCCTATACGTGTAAAGTGCGTCCAGCCCGTTATAAAGCAATATCTCGTGGAACGCGGGATCGTCCGTGG